GTCTGTGTTCCAGTGAACTTTTGATATAGTCATACTATCTAATTATAGACCCTTTTTTTAACTTTGTTACTTTATTATAACACGTTTTGAACTATTCCGTTGAACGGCCTTCGCCTTTTGGATTTCTTCCAGAAACTGTTGCAGTGCTGTCTGAAGAGTTGGCTGAACGCTCAGCGTCTCTTTCTCTGCCCTGCTTTGTGTTGGCAGTTGCGTCAGCAGCAGCCTTGGCATTAAGCTCTAGTGGCTCGTCGCCATCTGGACGCTGTGGCAAACCAAGAACTTCACGAGCTTCATTAGGAACCATAATCTGGTTTCTGACATATCGTTCAAGAATTTGAGATTGTGCAATTTCATCTGTCAGAGTTAGTTCGTTAAACTTAAGCTCTAGGATGTCTGTCTTTTCGGAGATGATCTTATTAAGAACTTTTTCAAGATTACGTTGTGCTGGTCTTGCAACCTGCTCTTTAAACGTACGATCCTGTGAAAGTGCAGCAGCGATGGCAGAAGAGTCTCCACCACCAATCTTGGATAGTGGAACCTGGTGAGCAACAAGAATGTCGTCACGGTTGCGGATGCGATATTCATTGAACGATGCCTCCTGTGTACCGCTTTCAACTGCCTCCATCTTAAACTCAACCTTGTTGGTGTCTGAGTCTCCTGGAAGAGGAATATACAGAGTTCTGTGGTTTTGACCCTTAAGGCTTGTCTGAAGGAAGCGGAACATCTTGTCTTCAGCCTCTTCAGAAAGCTTTGCACCCTTAAGTGTTACGATGTAACGAGGCACACCCTTATTAGTGAAGTAGTCAATGTTGTACTGTGAGGCCAGTGCATCGCCCTGTAGTGCACCAACTGCAGAAAGAATATCTGGAACACCATAGAATGAGTTCAATGGTGAGTACTGCTTAATATGAATAATTTCGTTTGGACGTGGGTCGTTAGTAATTGGATTAACGTTCTTTGCACCAAAGTTACGGAAGTAAACTACCTTATTTCCAATGATTTGGATGTAGCCATCACGAAGGCGACGAACTCTCATAGTTGTTGCAGGGATGTGACCAACATACCCAATCTCACCCTTAATGGTTCTACCAATTTCAATGTAGCCATTTCCTGTAGCTTCATAGTCTGTCCAGACTTTCATAAATACAGCTGTCATAGACTCGTCTAGGTTTAGGGATTCAAACCACTCTGTAACCTCTACCTTTGCACGTTCAATACGCTTACGTGCTTTATCTGTAGCAGATTCATTTGTAGATGCCTCTAGTGCCATCAGGGTACGTTGAGTGGCTTGTAGCATATATCCCAAACCAACGATGTTCTCTACTTTAGCATCGATTGCAGCGTGGTTAGCAAATGATGCGTCATAGTAGTTTGCAAGTTCATACAGATTCCATGGTGGAGTAATTACGTCAAATAGGCCATATCCGTTACGGTATACACGTCCAGGATTAATCTCTTTTGAACCTGCTCCATCGATACCGCTTCTAACTGCTAGAGCTGAATCCTGATATGCCAGAGAGTTTACGTCTACGTTCTGATATCCAACCGAATAGTTGATTGCTGGATCTGAAGAAACTGCCTTCTCAAGCCTGTCTGTTCGTCTCTTGAAATTTTTCTCAATTCCAGAGAAATTCTTAAGCTCTTCCCATGGCTTATTAAATGGATCTTGTGCCTTAAAAATATCTTCTTGTCTTTCAAGTTCCTGAAGTCCAAGATCTCTAATGTAAAACTCTTCTGACATTATTCATCACTTCCATAAAGTTCTAGTGTCTTCTTGGCTGCAATAACTGCACCAAGATCGTTCATGCTTGGGATAAGACCCTGGTTCATTCTGTCTACCTGCTCTGAGTGCTCTTCATCAGAGATCTTTCTCATATTTGGGTAGAACACGGCACGACCCTCTGGCTGACCCCAGTACTTGGCAGCGTCTGCCAACTCTTTAATCTTTGACTTGTCGTCTTTCATGCCCTCGATAGATAGGGCGTTACCACTGCCGTCGGTAAACGGCTTTCCGTTTGGCTTCATCCAAACATATGTACCGAATAGGGAAAACTCTTCCTTAATTACCTGGAGTCTTGGTTTCTGGACTTTACTTAAAAGCTGCTCGTCAAATGAATTCATAACCACTAGTATACCATATTATACTGCAGAGACGGTCTCAGAACGCCACTTGAGGTCCTTGTATAGGAAATAACTATACTTTCCGATACTAGTCTTAACGTCATCGTCTACGAGGATTTTGTTGGTTCCTGTGTAAGTGTCGTACACTTTTGACGGATCGATTCCATAATAATTGCTAGAAGCTATAACTAATACGTTTTCCCAAATATATGCAGATGTCCAGAATGCCCAGTCTAGGTCTTGCGTTGGAGTTCTTTTAACAGAGATCCAAGCTCTTCTTTGAATGAAGAGAACTTCCTGGAGACTGGTTGATTGGTAGTAAGAAATAACATTTGTCGTTAGTGGACCAGATATTGTAAAAGATCCAGGGTTTAGAGAAAAGTCTATCAGGGATGGAAAAGCTATTCCAAGCATGGACCATTCTTTAATGGTAATCACGGCTTCTTTTGTGAGACGACCATTAATATAGAATATTGCACTTTCTGACTGATCTCCAGTTTGAGAATTATCTGCATAAATTCTTGCCCTTTTTCCCGATGGATCAATTGCCTGGATGAAGAATTTTAGCCCCTGAGAGTTTGCGTTAAGAGTAAATACTTCTGTTGGTGAATATGGGAAAAAGTCTTCATCATATCTTACAGCAGCCTGAATAGCCAAAACTTTAAAAGCATTTGCAGACTGTCTGTTGATCGGAACAGATATTCCACGACTTACCTTTCTATTAAAATCACCAAGAATTTTTATTCCAGAATTTCTTGTTAAGTATAGATATGGTGTGCTTTCTCTATAAATTGCAAAGGGGTTTTCCTTTTTGTAGTCAAAGTATGATCCTACCTTTGTGTATGGAAATATCTGAGTTCCAAATCTTGTACCGACTGGATTTGGAGCTTTATAGTTTAGTGCTTGTGAGGCATACTTAATGTATCTTATTTTAACTGGATTATTTCTGATACCGTTTGACTGAATGGCTACGTGAGTTACCAAAGCTATATCATTTATATCTACATCTGCTGGCATATAAATTACCATATTGTCAACCACTTCGTATAGTGTTGTCATCCAGTCAGCACCTGGCTTAATTACCCCATTTTTGTTTGCTGGAATTACAGAATTAAAAGATATGTCTGTTGCAGATGGTCCAGAAGCTGAATTTAAATATTGAAAAGATACAAAAGTCTTAGCCAACGAGTCTGAGGTGTCATAGAAATATTCTTTTTGTGCTTTTGCTGCCAGCTCTTCATACGTGTCAAATCCAGTGATCAGTGGGTTGGCAAGAGTGTCATATGTCCTTTGGGTTGGAGTTGCATACTCTAGCTGTAGGTCTGCGTAGCTCCATTCTCCAGCGGTTTCAGACACTGCAAACTTTGCTGGTGCTGGATACCCAATGTTAATTTGTACAAAGTCTAGAGCATACTGCTTGTCTCCGTTTGGAAGGTATACGTACTTTGCAAGAGACGATAATGGAATGTAGTCTTGCCAGTAAGAATCTGTCATGGAGTCTATCGAGTAGGTGTCTATATAATCATTAGCAAAAATAGTATTTGTTGCTACGTGTGTATCTAGCCTTAAGCTTGCAAAAGATGATGGATTTCCTCCGTCTATATAGTATTGCCAAAACTCTAATCCAAGCGGCACAAGGTTTCCGTCAATATCATAGTACCCTCCGTTGTTTCCAAAGTAAGAGTCTCCTGCGTCATAGGTGTCTGTGACAACGTCATCAAAAACGTTTTCAAACTGTTTTAAGATTCCAGTTACTGAGAATAAGTCAGCTATTTTTGAATAGTTTCTAGAGCTACAGAGCCCAACCGAATAAATGTTTCCAGTAAACGTCTTATCTCCATCTCTATTCCCACCAATATATAGAGAAAGATTTGATCTATTGCCAAGTAGTTTTGCTGTTGGTCCTCCAAAGTAATTTGCCAAAGAATTAAGACTAATCCCAACGGCCACCTTTTCTCCAGCAAAGTCTCCTGCAAAACCAACACTTCTTGCTATCTCTGATACATAAGATCCATACTTAATGTTATAAACTACATCTGTACCAAAAAGCTCTACGGATAAACTGTTTTTTGTTAGCTTGTCCTCAATGACAAAAAGGCACTGCTGTTGGTTGACTGTTTTTATCTTAAAGATTCCATATATTGCTGAAACTGGCTGGTTTCCAAGAAAAAGATTGTCTACAAACCCATACCCATCTGATGACCATCCAGTAGGCTTCAGCGAGAAGAAGGCGGAATCTTCGTTTTGGACATCCTTGTTTGCAAGAATCCATTCGTCATACGTTCCAGAAGAGAATTCAAAAGTTGGCAAAGAATAGGTTGGAACAGAGAGTGCCTTGTCTTTTGTCACAACATTATCACTAATAGAACTTTCCCACTTGCCTAAATCTGGATACATAAAGGAATTTGAATATTCTGCATAAGCAAAATCTGCAATGATTGAAGTACCGCTATATGCTGTATTAATGTTTTCTGGAACCTCTACCGCTTGACCATAGACAAATCTTCTTTTTGCAACTGCTTCAGGAACACGGTATGGGTATATAGCAACTGCATCAATTTCTATAGGAGTGACATCGTCGTGTGCCCAAAATCCAAGCCAGTTATTATCCAAAACAATACCAGCAGAATCTTTTGATGTTGCTTTTGGTAGTGTGATTCCAGAGTCGAAGGTGCTTACTGTTGCTACCTGTTCGCCATCTATTAGCATCATCATTGAATCTTTAATTATTGATACCTGCAAAAGCATTGGCTTTCCCCACTCAGACACCTGGTAGGACATTGAGTAGTTTCCATATTTCCAGACTAAGAATGGACCATCTACATAAAGACCATCGGTACCACGAATGTTTCCAAATATTCTTTTTGGAGTTGGTGATGATGAAATTATCCTCAACCATGTTTCAAAGGTGAAGTCTTTGTATTGCCCTACCTCATTTAAAAAATTTTGTCCTGGTAGAATTATGGATGGACTATCTCCATTTGGATAAAGAATTGTTGTACTTGACGCTCCATATGTCATTGGGATACTAGAGTTTTTTGCAACCAGAGCATTATCTTTAACTAGGTACCACCCATCAGAATCTGAGATACCGTAGGCTTGTGCCTTAACGCCATAGTGACTAGCATCTCCCATAATTGAGTATGGGATTGACTCTTTGGTTACACCAATAGATTCGCTTAGAAACTCTTCCGACCACTGTCCAATCGATAGGCCATGAATAAAAAATTTATAGTCGTCTTGGCTTATAGATCCGCCAATATATTTAAGTTTTATTACTATATCGATACGAGAATTTTCTGGCAATATTTCAAAAGTTTTTGAACCAAGAATCCACTGATCGCTTACTGGTGTTTTAAAGTCTTCAAAGATAAAGCGATATTCGTCTGCGACTGAGTCGAAGTATCTATACCCTATGCTAAAGCTGAATAGGTTTGAGTTCTGTGACTTAACGTATGCCCCAATAGAGAATGTTCCCATTGATCTATTTAGTGAGCTAAACTGAATGCCTTCAGAACTTCCACCAAAAGACTGTGGACTTATCATCATAATCTCAGAGTATTCTTCACTTGAAACTAGCCCATTTATAGAGTAAACTCCAGTAAGGCCAGACATTGGCTCATTGACATCATTAAGAGATATGCCAACAAGTTCATTCTTCTGTAGCTCTGTCAGCTCTATGCCGTCGATAGATATTGTCCAGCTAGAAAGATCTCTGTCTGTTTCTGAAATAAGCGACACAAAATCTGCCTGGTCATCGAGTGCCCAGAGGGCTGTTGGATGTTCAGCGAATACTTTTTCTGCGTAAATGTTAGATGGGCTAGGCATAAGATCTCCTAGTCAATTTTACCATACTAAAGACTAATTAAAAGACATTCTGTTGTCATGCATTCCGTGACCACATCTGACACAAGACGATCTTGTCATCTTTGTTACTGGACAAGTTTGGTTAATATTTTTATGACCAAAAACAAGACAGAGCAATTTTTTATACAAGTGGAATCCAGTGCTGTTCTTGATTTGGTTGTCCAAGCAATCCTCTTAGTGGAATGACATCATATGCCACTGTAATCCTTGGTCCATCCCAATCCCAGTCTCCCATAGCATGTGGGTGTCCCATTTCTGAAAGAACAGCTCTATTGTTTTTGTTTACGTTTACCTTACGTTCGTCCCACACAATGTAGTGTGTTTCAGATGGCTCTGCTTTTACTGCATAGTATCCGTGAAAGTTTGGTGCACCATCTGGGCCATGCTCATGCCAGTCTAGTTTTCCAACATGAGAGTGGTTGATGTTAAACCAGCCTTGAACCATAAACTGTTCTTTCTTAAAGTCTAGGTCATAATACTCACAAGCTTCTTTCACCATGTCCGCTACCGCTGCGTATAGGTTGTGAATTTCTACAAGATTAAACTGAAACACATTGTATTGCTTCCACTTCATTGTGGACACGCTTCCAGATGCATTCCAAGGCTCATTACCAATTACTGGAGTGACTCCAAGAAGCTTGGCTGTTTCAATAAGCTCGTATCTGTTTTCTAGCTCTTTTGCTAGGTGCTCTAGATCATTGTCTAGGAATCTCTCAAAGAACTTCTGTGGCTTTTGAGACTTGCTAATGCTACGTGGCATACCGTGGTTCATACTGTTCCTGCTTTCTAACGATATCACAATTATATCACAACCAGATGGCTGTGTAAATGGTTATCTAAACCAGTAGAAACTAAAGGCAGCGAAGTAGTAGTTGCTATAGTTATAGTAGTTATAGAAGTTGTAGAAGTTATAAAAATTATAGAAATTGTAGAAGTTATAGAAGTTGTAGAAGTTATTGTAGTTGTAATAACTTGTTACAAGTGCCGAATTTGCTGTAGCAACGGAGTTTCCGTTAGCGTTGGTGGCATAGACTTGGTATGTTTGCTGAGATCCTGCTTCTTGAGCAACGCTTACTGATGTTGAAGTGGTTGTACCGCTCTTAGAGTCGCTGGATGTCCAGGTATATCCAGAAATAGCCTTTCCACCA